TGGCACAAAGGGTTTCCCCAAGCATTGGGGGTTTGATGAGGATGATTTGCTGGCCGACGTTAACGACCTGTTAAACCAGCAAAATTGAATAACCACACATTTTACTGGGATTTGTGTTTGCGTCGATTAATTTAATGTTACACTTACGCACCGACACAGCATTTTGCACAGTCGGTCAACAGCGAAGGCAACATCATGAAAAACGACTTAAACATTTCCGAAATCGACAAGCTTGGCGAATTGCTGGCCCAGATCAAAGATCTGACCGAGCAGGCAGAAAAAATCAAAGACGACATCAAAGAAGCTGGCGCTGACGGCTTGCTGGCAGTAAATGACGAAGGCGTGCGTTTCGTCGAAGGCAGCCTTTTCCGCGCCGTGTACATCGAGTCCAACCGCTCGACTTTTGACAGCAAAAAATTCATCGCCAAGTTTGGCGCTGACGTGTACGCTGAGTACACCAAAACATCCGCCGCGTTCAGCGTCAAAGTCACCGCACGTTAATCAGGAAAACGATTATGAACCAACAAGAATTCAACAAAGCAGTGGAGGCCGACATACAGGCCCTCATGCACACAAAGCAAGCCGCCACCATCAGCGTGTACGACGCTATCAGCATCATTGAGGGCGACGTTGAGAGCACCGAAGAAGAGGCGCTGGCCGCATGGCAGCACTTGCTCGACACGGGCGTTGTATGGCGCTTGCAGGGCTACTACCAGCGCCAGATTCACGCGCTCGTGGACGCTGGCCTTGTGGAGGTGCGTTAATGTCTGACCATATCGAATCAACGGGCACCATGATGTCGTGCCGCCATTGTGGATACAAGGCCCAAATCAAGATGGGTACGTTTGCCCATGTGGATGCCCAGATGGCCGCGTTCATCGAAACCCACAAGCCGTGCGTTCCCTTGCGCAAGCAAAAGACCGCTTACGAAAAAGCGTTCGACGACGGAGCAGACCACACGCTTACCCACCTTGACAGCCTGAGCCGCATTGGCCTGACGTTGTCCGAGGCGCTCGACCGAATTCGGTATAGCTCTAAAGACAAGTCGGGTAAAGAAACCGACTCGGATTAAACTCTGATACAATAAAGCCTCATTCATTTTTTTAACAGCGAAGGAAATCATCATGTACCGTTTTGCAACTTCATCAGCCCAAAAGACTTTGCGTAGCCAGACTCCTCTGAGCAACGAACAAATTGCGCATTACGCACCCAGCGTGACCGCTTTGGCCCCACACGACCGCGTCTCCGAGCGCTACACCCACATCCCCACCATCAAGGTCATCGATGGCTTGCGTGAAGCTGGCTTTTTCCCCTTTGAGGTTCGCCAGACCTTAGTGCGTGACATTACCCGCCGCGAGCACACCAAGCACTTGGTACGCCTGCGCCACCACTCCACCGTTGACGTGACCAGCAAGGGCGAAGTGGGCGAGATCGTGCTGCTTAACAGCCACGACGGTTCATCGTCATACCAATTGCTGAGCGGCTTTTTCCGCTTTGTTTGCTCCAACGGTTTGATCGCTGGCGACATCACAAACGACGTGCGTGTACGCCACAGCGGCAACGTGGTGGACAACGTCATCGAGGGTGCCACACGCATTCTTAGCGACTTGGAAGTGGCCCAGTCCCGCGTTGGCGATTACAAGAGCCTGTCTTTGACCAGCGACGAGCAGACCCTGTTTGCAAACGCGGCTTTGGGCTTGCGCTGGGAGCCAGACGCTACGCCTGTAACCGCAGACAGCGTGCTCACCCCTAGCCGTTGGGCCGACCGTGGCAATGACTTGTGGACAACGTTTAACGTGGTGCAGGAAAACCTGATCAAAGGCGGCGTGGCAGGACGCGCTAGAACGGGCCGCAGGCTGACGACCAAGGCAGTGTCAGGCGTGAGCGAGAACGTGCGCTTAAACCAGTCCCTGTGGGCCTTGGCTGACGGCTTTGCCAAGCTCAAGCAAAACGTGGTGGATATCGAGGAATTGGTGGCCGCATAAGTCAAGTGCAAAAGGTAGGGGGCTTTGGCCCCCTTTTTTGGGAGCTTTCATGAATTCAAGAATGGATAACGCCATCAAACTGGCAAACCTTTGCTGGAAAAAAGCCTCTGCTGCTGAGCCTGCATTTGTCGAGCAGTACCTTGCTTGTGCCGAAGAGTTGCTGATGCAAAAGTCGATCCTTACTGGTGACGAATTCAGGCAGTTTTGCGCCAGTAAGGGCCTGCGCAGACCGTCAACGCTTCACCCTAACGTTTGGGTGTCTGGTGTACGTGCGCTGCGTACGCTGGGTTGGATACACCCCATAGCTAAGGTCGAGCCAACTCAGGCGCACAACCATAGCGGCAGCGTCACACAGTGGGTTTCCATGCTGTACCGCGCTAACCCTAACCAGCACCTTTTGCAGCTTTAAAAAATAACCCGCAAAGTTGTATGGGAATGTAAAACCGACTCGGATTAAAGTGTGCTAAGATAAAGCCTCATTCAACAAACAGCGAAGGAAATTAAAATGAACATCATCGAATCACTCACAGCCCGCATCGAAGAGTACCGTGCTACAAACAAGCAGCCTTGCAAGAACTACGCAACACAGGAAGCGGCAGAAAAAGCCACTGCTGCTGCTGCTGCTGCCGCTGGAAAATACTTTGACCGCGAAGGCAACGCGCCTCGCTACGTGGTGTTTTTCAACCCAGCATGGGGCCGTTGGGTTGGCGCACTGGACTACACAGAGTTGTTCCGCCGCTCGACCCACAACGGTGGTTACATTGGCGCAATCAAAGGCTTTTACACTTATTAAACCAACGGGGCTTCGGCCCCAATCAACAGCGAAGGAAAAGCGAAATGTCAGAAACTCACATTGAATACCCAGAGGCCTATGCCGCCGCTCGTAGACGCAACATCATTCACAACGCACGTAAGACGTGGTTGGCGAGCACGCCGCGTGCCCATGAAATCCTTGACGCGGTTGACGAGGCCCGCGATTACAACGGCAGGGGTGCCGCAACCTACAAAGAAGGTTTTGCTGGTGCTATGGCCTTTGCCCTTGACACCTATGGCAAGCTTACGCCAAAGCAGTCTGAGGCCGTCCTGAAGGGCATTGATGCCCGTGCTGCACGCAAGGCAGAGTGGGCCAGCAAGCAAGCCGCGTTGGACGCTGACCGCGTACACGTTGGCGAGGTTGGAGCCAAGGTCACGCTGGTTTTGACCTGCGTCCACACCATCAGCTTTGAAAGCAGCTTTGGCACAGTGTGGATCAACATCTGCGAAGACGCTGACAAAAACGCCATCATCTATAAAGGTAATGCCAATGGCTTTCCTCAAAAGGGTGAAACCGCGACCATCATCGCCACGGTCAAAGAGCACGGCGTGCGCAACGGTGTCAAGCAAACCGTTATCCAGCGTCCAAAGGTTGTCAAGCAGTTGGAAGAGGTGGCAGCATGAATTACGGGAGCCATCACGCAGTCTTTACCAACAAGGTCAAAGAGTACGACTGGCACACCTGCCGTCGCGCCTTGTTTGACTGCCACGACACGCTGGCGCTGCACCCTGACCTGCCAACCGACGACCCCTACTACATCAAGCTGTGGGCCGAGATCGACGCATTGCGCGAACGGCAACTGGCCTTGCAGAAAAAAACCAAAGCATCCCAATAAACCCTTAAATTAACAGCGAAGGAAAACCCTCATGTACACATCAATCAGCATGCACCGCGTAGTTTCTGTGCAAGACCGCATCAAAGAGCAGTACCGAGAAATGACTGGCGATATTTTTTATGTCAGACATTTCGATATTGAATTTGAAGATGGCACGTCAGAGTACATTGCCTTGTATGCCAAAGAGGAAAAGAGCTTGGTGTCGTGGGACAAAAAGCCATTGGCACCCAATATCCAGTTGGAGGCTAGCATCATGGTTCAGGCCGTGCCTGATGCTGGGTTGCCAAAATACCGCGAAGACCTGCTTGCGCAGATTTCGTACGTGGACGATAAGAGCGCGGAGCACAGCGCCCGCATGATTGAGTACATAAAAGCGATAGACAGGCGTTTGGTTGTTGTGTAAAATAAAACTTGCGCGGTAGCTCAGTTTGGTAGAGCGCTTGGTTCATACCCAAAGGGCCGAAGGTTCAAATCCTTCCCGCGCAACCAAAACGCATGGGGATTGCTGATGGAGCCAGTGGTAGCAGCAGCCGCTTCGGAAACGAGGTATGGATTATCGGGGGTTCGACTCCCTCCAGTAGTCCCCATGCTTGTTGGTGGAAGCGGATTGGCCCCGCTGGGTTTCTTTCGTTGTTGAATTGCGCCCACACCCTGCCCTATGGGAGCCACCAACAGACTGCACTGGCGAACTTAAAGCGAATCGAATACACTCACGTTCATTCGCTCACTCACGCAGGGATTACGGGTTATGCCAGAAACCATCACCAAGGCTGCCAAACAGCCCGCCAAGGCACCAAAGGCCAAGACACAGGCCCAAGGTAGCGTCACACACAAACAAACGCCCCAAACGCCACGCAAGACTGGCCGACCATCAAAATACGACCCAGAGATAGCCCGCATCATCTGTGAGCAATTAAGCGAAGGCGTTCCATTACGCCAGATATGCAGAGAGAACGACGGGTTCCCAGCATGGCGTACGGTTTACGATTGGATGGGTAAGGATCCCGCGTTATCCGCATCCATCGCACGCGCACGCGACATTGGCTACGACGCGCTGGCTGAAGAATGCTTGCTGATTGCTGACACGCCCCAGTTTGGTCAGAAGCAGGTAATGAGCGATGAAGGGGCGACCACCACCATCGAAGACATGCTAGGCCACCGCAAGCTTCAGATTGAAACCCGCCTGAAGCTGCTGGCTAAGTTCCACCCAACCAAGTATGGCGACCGCGTAGCCATTGAAGGCGTAGAGGGTGGGGCAGCCATCAAGACCGAAGACCTGACGACCACGCGCCTGTTTGACATCATTCGCAACCTAGAGATGAAGACCCGTGCTGGAACTGCTTGACAGCGACACGGCCACGGAATTCGAGACGCGCTCCTCGCTCGAGAGGCTTGCAATTGTCAAACATTTGGAATGGGTCACCAGCGCCCACCCGCATCAGATCCCGCCTGACCTAGAGCTTGACTGGGCCGTGTGGCTGCTGTTGGCGGGCAGGGGTGCAGGGAAAACCCGATGTGCTGCTGAGACATTGTGGTGGTGGGCATGGATTCACCCGAACAGCCGCTCACTGGTATTGGCCCCTACATCAAACGACATCAAGCACACATGCATCGAGGGCGAGAGCGGATTGTTGGCCGTGATACCCGAAAGCTTACTGGTTGATTACAACAAGCAAGATCACCTGCTGACCCTGACGAACGGGTCAACTATTCGCGGCATCAGCGCAGACAGCTACGAGCGCCTGCGTGGCCCGCAGTTTCACTTTGCGTGGTGTGATGAGCTAGCCGCATTCGAGCACCTGAAAGACGCATGGGACATGATGACGTTTGGCCTGCGCCTTGGCACTGCGCCTCGCGTCATTGCGACCACAACGCCTAAGCCAAAGGATCTGATCCTCGAGCTTGTGGCCCGCGAGGGTGTTGACGTGGTGGTGGATCGCGCATCGACCTATGCCAACATCAGCAACTTGGCAGGCACGTTCACCGACCGACTCGAGCAGTACAAAGGCACCAAGCTGTACAACCAAGAGGTGCTGGGCGAGCTTGTTGACTTGGAAGAGGGCAAGGTTGTCAGCAGGGACATGTTCAACCTGTACCCAGCGTACACAGCAGACGGCCACCCAAACCCGTTCCCCAACTTCGAATACATCGTCATGTCGTTGGACTGCGCGTTCTCAGAGAAGACCCACAACGACCCAACTGCCTGCACCGTGTGGGGCGTGTTCAAGCCGCTGGATGGCCCTATGTCCGTGCTGCTGATCGACGCGTGGGCTGAGCACCTGAGCTTCCCAGACCTCAAGCCACGGGCCATTGATGAGTTCCAGACCGCGTATGGCGAAGGGCGTGACGCTAAGCGGCCAGACATGATGATCATTGAGGACAAGGCCGCAGGCATAAGCTTGATCCAAGAGCTAGCGCGTGCGGGTTTACCCTGTAGGGCCTACAACCCGGGCCGCGCCGACAAGATGCAACGCCTGCAAATCGTCGCCGCCATCATCGCCGCTGGCCGCGTCTGGCTGCCCGAGTCCGAGACAAAGCCCAACTACGTCAAATCATGGGCCGAGGGCTTCGTTGCCCAGATCTGCGCCTTCCCTGACGCTGTCCACGACGACTACGTCGATACGGCCACACAGGCCCTGCGCATACTGAAGGATGGCGGGTGGCTCGACATTGACCCCGCTCCGAGATATGATGACGACGACTTTGTAGACACAAAGCCTGCGCGTGTAAACCCATACTCAGCATAAACACCATGTCAAAACTTAGACCACTTGCCAAAGCTGCGAACAGTAAGCCATCAGCCATCATGTCATTGGCCGACGAAGTGCGTGCAGAGATGGCCGCTGATAAGGCGGCGAAGCTGGATAAGAATCAGCTAGAGGCCAAGCGCAAAACTTACGAGGCGAGCAGGCCACCAGTGAAGGCCTCAGAGGCGTATGGCAAGTACGAGGGCCAGTACATCAAGCCCATCTTCTACGACCGCATGCAGGTGGATCTGTCGAAGGGGAAGTTTGGAGGCCCCGGCTTCTCGGGCATCCAACTCATTGACCCAGACTATGCGCAGGCTCGGGCCGTGGCTGGTGTGACCGACCAGAAGATGGCAACACGCCTCATCAACCGCAACAAGGCGCAGGTGCCCAAGGGCGCAAAGGTTATCTGGACACCCTCAGTTGGTGGACTCGAGCAGCACAAGTCCAACTCCACCATGTTCGCTGAGTTCGCTGACATCTTTGCCAACAACCGTAAAAACTTGTCCGCTGAAGATATTCAAAAGCTAAGTGACCGCGCTAGCAGTGAAAGGGACAACAGTGGCCGCTTGATCTTTCCCAACGGCATTGACTTAGGTTCGCGCAACTTCCGCAAGGCCGTTAAGACTTACGACCAACGCGCATTGATGGCTGACATCTTTGCTGGCCGTGGTGTAGGTGGCGAGAAGGGCCGCACGGTTCCGATGGAAGAATTGCTCCAGAAGAACCTTGACCCCAACATGGCGAAGGCTGGCACGCTCGACTTAGGCAACAGGCTGTTCCGCTTGGACGACAACGTCATTGACAGGCCTGACCTGCACAGCGACTACCCCAAGATCCTGACGGGCGAAGATCTGGATGTGAACTACCTGCCCACGCCGATTGCTTCAGTGTTCGAAGACTTCAAAGCAGCCAAGGAAGCAGAGAAGGGCCGCGACATAACGTTGATGGACTACACCAAAAACGACCCAACGCAATTGCTCACCGAAGACCTGTTGACCAGAATGCAAAAGTCTGGATACCGCAAGGGTGGGCTAGCGCAGATGAACAAGGGTGGTATGGTCAAGCGCCTGTTTGGCATGGCAGATGACACCGAGCCAAGCTTAGGCAACACAAGCTTTGATAGGCCCCCAGCTAAAGTGTCGCCGCTGTCAATCATGCGCAACGACAAAACGCCGCTGCCACCTGCGGGGTTTGATGACAAGTTCTTTCGCGAGCATACTGGTGGTGAATTTGCAAGGGCCGCAGCAGCGTACCCTGATGAGATGCCCAGATTGCAAGGCGAGGCGCTGCAAAATCGGATTGACTATCTTGCCCGCATATTGAAGGGCAGCCCTGAATATACGGAATTCGCTACTGAGCTACAACAGCTACAGAAACTAAAGCTGGCCGAAGAGGCCGCAACCCAGTTTGGAAAAAGCCAGCTATCAAACTACATGATCAAAAAGATGGGTACGCCAAACGACCCAATCAGAAAGCTTGCAGAGAAGGGTATCACCGCAGTGCCTCGGGATATACAAAGAGATCCTAGCAAGATGCAAAACAGGATCCACTCGCCAAAAGCCATAAAAGTTCACGAGAACAGGCAACTTACTGGCGAGGCAGGATTGCACGAAGCTGGCAGGCAGGGTCAGGTTGCCACCGAGGCAGGCGGCATGATGAACATCCTAAATGATCCAAAGGCGCGGCTGGCTTCAAACCTTGAGTACGCATTGGACAGCCTGCTTCAGCCTGTTGCAAGAAAGAACGTCAAAGACGCAACGCCAGAGCAGATGAAATATTTCAAAGAAGATGAAATGTTCGTCAAGCCAAGTTACTTAGACTCAAAGACAAGTGAAGGTGTGGGCTTCAGTCGCATGAGCAAAGAACTGCAAGACGCAATCATCGCTGGTGACATACGGCCTGAGCAGGTGTCCAAGATATCGATTGAAGACCTAACGCGCCGCGTTCATGACCGCGATGTCAAGTTCGAAAAAGAAAAGGAGTTGGAGCGCAAGGCGTTGGCTTCTGGCTTGATCACGCACGAAAAGTATGAAGACGGCTTTGCGTGGAAAGAGTTTGTGCCAGACAAAAATTTGCCTGAAGGATACACCGTTGAAAACGACGGTAAGGGTTTCTATGTGGATCCGCATGGGCGCAAGTCGATATACCACCCCGGCTACAACAAGCTGCAATCCCAACTCGACAACGAGAGCGAGATGATGGGCCACTGCATTGCAAAGCACGGCTACTGCGACCAAATCTGGGCAGGCGAAACACGCGCCGTAACCCTGCGCGACAAAAAGGACATGGCTCACGCAACCATGCAAATAGACCCAAATGGTGACGTGTTGCAGATACAGGGCCACGGTGGTGGCGACGTGACATCGAGGTACACCGAGTACGTTAAAGACTACCTGAACAAGGGGCAGTTTGGCAGGGTTGACATCGGCCAAGTCCCGGGCCTCATCGACACCGAGTACAAGCTCCCACCTCACTTCAAAGACTCGGACATGGAGTTCAGAGGGAAGGTAATTTCAGGTGTAATCCGCGACATACTGAAACAGAAGGGCTTTAACGTCAATCGGTTTATAAATCAAAAAGAACGCGACGAAGTTCGTAAAGCGCTCGATCAAATAACCGAAGACGATTACAACAGTTACATGGACTCAAGGTATGGCGCGGGCACCTACCGCCTGCCATTCCAAACGGCGATGCCGCAAAAATTTGCCAAGGGCGGCATCATCAAAAAAATGCTTAAAGGCGACAAGCCCAATCCACCTAGCTACGGCTCAGTTGATGAGATGGTCGCAAAGGTTGGCGCTGAGGGCAGGTCACCAATCGTGCCAGTTCCCAATCGCTGGTTCCTGTTCCCTGACAAGTTCCCCAACCAGCAAAAGCTGGTCGAACGTATTCTGGCAACGACAGGCAAGCGCCGCTTGGACTTCCCCTCAGGCGCATTCATTGATCCGCGTACTGGGCAGGTGTTGGATGCCAACATCGTTGAAGACTTAGGCGTAGTGATTGACCCCAAGACCAATCGCCCGATGATGTCATCAGGTGCGCGGTCAGAGATCGAGGTGCTTGACCCACGGACTGGCTCGTATACCAAAAGCAATTTGGTGCGCAAGGGCCTGTTCAAGCCAGAAGGCGGTGATCCGCTGCTGAACGAGTTGAACTTCATAGCCACGATTGAGAAGGGCGACGTTGGTCACAAGTACGGCCTGTCCACCGAATACGCCACACCCACGGAACTGTTCAACACGCAGACTGGGGCAAACCCTACACTTCGACCGCGCAGCCGTGGTGACTTGTTCGGCGTTGGCGACGTTGTTGGCCGCGTGAAGATTGGCCGAAGCGAACCGCACGACGTGTACGAAAAGCTGTTCGTGGCACCCAAGGGGTCAGACGTGCAAGGCAAGAAGCTAAGCAAGGCCAAGGGTGGCTTGGCTAGGTTAGCTGGGAAGGCCCCAGAGAAGCCCTCTGCAATCCTATCAATGGCCGATGAGGTACGCGCTGAGATGCAAGCTGAAAAGGCAGCGTCCCAATTGAGCGCCAAACAGAGGATGGAGCAAAGCCTTAAGCAAGCTGCGGCGGGCATGACTCGCATTGTTCCAAGGGAGCAAGCTGACTTGAACCTCAAAGACTTTTTGGCCGATAGCGCAGATCAGAAAAAGTATTACCACGGCACATTTAGAGATCCTGACGCTGACAAAGGCAAGGGCTTCAAAGAGTTTCGCACAGGCCAAGCCGACTCGACGTTCCTAAGCCCTGACCCCACATTCGCTGGAGGCTACGCTGGAGGCACGCTGATGCCGTTGAAGCCAAGCCACCGAAAGCATGGGCGGTTCCAGATGCCAACGCCTGACCAGTATCAAATGCCCACTGGAACTCGCGTGATGCCCGTTTACGCGCAGGTTAAAAAGCCGTTTGACTATGAGAACACGGAACAGGTAAAAGCGCTTGCTGAACACTTGCGCCAGCAAGGCGTGCCCGCCAGTCAAATAATGCGTGACATAAAAACAATCAATAATCCAAACGAATCAAACAACTGGATGGCTTTGGAAAAAGGTTACATCGTCAGAGCTTTGAAAGATCTGGGCCATGATGCCATGTACGTCAAAGAGCTTGACACCAAAAACTTAGGAGTGTTCAACCCCAATGCCATCAAGTCCGCAATTGGCAACAAGGGCACTTACGACACAAGCAAAAAAGACATAACGCAAAAGAAGGGTGGCCTCATTGGAGCACTATAAACTTTTAGAAGGCTGGGGCCACGGCGATCTGGTCAAGCACATGAAGGCGGGTGGATCTGCGGAGTCTTATGACCCAGATGATGCCATGCCCACATACGTACCTGCACTTGCTGAGATACGTGAAAAGTTTGGCGGTATGCAAAACCCATTCGCTAATCAGCCAGAGGTGCGCTCGTACAAAAAAGCTGGGTACGTGGAGCCTCAAGCGTTTGGCATCGAATCAGAATCAGTGCCTGATGAAAACGCAGAGTTCATGCGCCGCATGATGATCAAGATGAGTAAGGCGTATGGCCGAGACATTAAGGCGCTGGTCACAGAACCGCGTGCGCTCACCGACTTTGTGGTTGACGACCTTGGCGCAAACCTAGCTGGTGGCATGGGCGACCTAATCAATTTGCCATTAGAGGCTATCGACTATTTGCGCGAGCAGGCCGCTAAGCAAAACAAGCGTGGCTATGTGCCTGAGTCCGTGATGGGTGGCAAGATGGTTCCCCCCAAAGTCAACAAGCTTGCAATGGATGACGACCGCATGTTTTCGGCAGCAGGCGCAAAGAAACTGAACAAAAAGTATGGCCTGAGTTCTGGCAAAAACCAAACACCCATGCTGAGTGACACGGCATCGCTTGTGGTTGATCCATTGTTTGTCGCTAGCCCATTGGCTAAGGCATCAAAAGACATTTACAAAGGTGCCAAGACGGTTGTGCAGGAGGGTTTACCCCGAGCCTCCGAGATGGCAGTCAATGCCGCCTACCCAGCCATGCGCAGGCCGTTCACCCCTGTGGATATCACGGTGGAGGGCGTTGGCCCAGACCTTGGCAAATACAAAAGCCCAGCGTTTCAGGACTACATCACAGACCAGACCGTCGGCAAGGGCACCGAAGTCCCGCTCACCACAATTGGTGGACGCAAGACCAAAGAGCGCAGGGGGCAAGGCGTTTACTTGAACGAAGATAGCCCGCCGCAACTTGAAACCAACCCAATGAAGGCGTTCAGCGTGCGCACTGGCGACCTGTCCACCGACAAGAAGTTGCGGGCTGACGTAGCCACCGCTGGCCGCGACCTGAACCAAGAGGCCATGGCTGCGCATCGATTCTTGCCAATAGCCACAAACAACATGAAGGACGCTTCAGCGATTTTGATTGGAAGCAAAACAGGCAGACCGTTGACCAAAGAAGAAGTGATTCCGATTGGGCAGCAAC